CGTGTCGCTTTCCATCACTGGATAACGGCGTCGGCAGACGCCTATGGAATAGACAAGGAGAATATGATTATCCGTGACGAGGCGTCGGGACATCTGTTAATTGATGAATGTCTGGCTCTATTATTTGTCGTTTACATCGATCCTGCATTCGGTGCCTACCTTCTGGAGCGCATGTCCGAATTGCTGTCCGGTGGATTTACCGTTTCAGACACTTGGCTGGTACAGACTGCCTGCCTTAGATTTACAAAGGAGGAATTAACGCAAATATTAGGACAACATGAGACGTAGTACATTTAAACGGCCGAAAATGGTGCTCATTTTCAACGGGGCACAGGTTCTTGTCGCCATTACGCGCTCGTTGCATAGTGCGGCGGAACTGACAAAAGGCAACTTGCAGGCCATTTCATTTTGTTGCACGGGCAAGTACGTATGCAGCGGAGGGCTCTATTTCAGACATCTGCATCCGGATGTCGAGATCGAACTGTCCGACCTTGGCACGCTGATGCTGAAGGATTATGATGCCCTTTGCGGTGAAAAACGTACATACTATCCGGTACGCAAAATGGCCCACAAGCGGGCCTTGCTTGAAAATAAACATAAATCTGACAACAGGAAGAAAGGAGGAAATGACAATGAGAGAGAATAGGAACATTCCGTTTCGGGACTGGAACATACGGGTTTCCCGAGACCACAGCGGTCATCTGCACATCTGTGCCATGGACGTATGTAACATACTTAAACGTAGCGAGCTGCTTGAAGACGGGGCTATCGCCCGCATCTGCCCGACGGCATTGAGGATCAGTTTCCGGAAGAACGGACGGGAGCAGTGGAGTTTCCGGCCCGTTGATATGCGCAGGCTTTTGCGTATGGTGTGCAAGGAGACTATTATACCCCGCGACATACTCGACGAATTGGAGGCATGGGGCAACCAACTTCTGGAACAGGAGTCTGATGATCGGCACGCCGCAGCCCGGAATGACATAATCCTTCATTTCAAGGAAGGGTTTCCTGTCACATTCCGGCGCATCGGCGACAAACTGATGATCAACGCCACACAGATCACGATGCATTTCGGGAAGATACCATCCGAGTGGCTCCGCATTGCCTCTACAGATATGCTCCGCAGGGAGTTGGCGGGTAACGGACGTACCGGAAAGTATGAGTCGCAAATCTTCACCACGCGTGGACGTGGGCATGGAGCGACCTGGCTGGAATCCCCCCTTGTCATACCGTTGGCCCGGTGGGTCGCACCGGAAGACCTGTCCCTGGCGGAATGGTGTGGTGAAGCTATTGAAAAACTGTCCATGAGACGCCCGACGCCCGCCATTCGTGAACATCCGAAGCCGGCGCCACCCAATATGCCTTGTCTGGATTGTCCTATGCCACAAGACATGGAGGGGGCAAAGGAACTGATCCGGGAACTACGGAAAGTGGTGCGCGACTCCATGCCCAAAATTGTCTTCTACGAGGAGTTCATCGAGAACAGGGAGTGGTTCAAGAGTACACGTATCGCCGACGAGCTCGGTATCTCCCCGCGACAGCTGCATCAGTTTCTTGCCGAGGAAGGAATCTGCAAGTACGAAAAACGGCAGTGGGTGGTCTTCCCCTCCTGCCGGGCATGGCAATGTGATGTCCCCTACACATGGGAGAACAGCCGGGGAAAGGTATATACCTTCGGTTCGACAAAACGTTGGACGCAGGCTGGCCGTGAATGCATCATAGAGTTATGGCGGAAAAAGAATCCGGAATACCATTTACCGGGTGCATAACGATGGAGACAGCATTACAGCGGATAATCCGCAAGACAGGAAGGACTCCGGTGGAATGCCGCTGTCCGCTATGCCGGCAGCAATGCCGCACCCCGTGTCTTGGTACGCCGGAAGATGTACATTTTTCCGGGACGGCTTATACGGGCTGCACTCCGTCGGATTCAAACCTACGGTAGGAAAACCGTCATACACACCATCACAAAGGAGAACCTGAAATCCAGCCAATCACTCTCCTGGAACGAGGCCGGGGAGTGGGGCTGGACGAACGGAATGCCGGTACGATACGGGAGACCTGCCGGCTGATGGAGAAATAGTCAGGAGACGGCTCCGTGAATGATGCAAAGATATAACCCGTTAATTCCTCCGCGCCGATTTCATGGAGCCGTCTTTTATCAATTCATATCAATTGAAAACAATTTGCACCAGTCATGGCTATCCTTACCATGAAACCAAATAAAAGCAATGATATGGAATTAAAAAGCAGAATGACCGTCGAAGAGATGGCGGCACACCTGAGGGAACATACCGGCAAGTTCGCCAACCGGGTTTCCGTGGGACGTTATGCCAGGAAACTGGGTTACTCCGTGTATAAACCGATGCGAAACGGCAAAATATGCCACTTCTATGTCAATCCCGCAATAAGGGATGATGAAACGGGAAATTCACAAACGGACGTGTCCGGGAAATAGCGCGCCATGAAAGGGCATAATGAAAAAAAAACGGCCGTGATACCGTTTCTGAAATGCTTCAGCGGACTGCTGGGAGCGTTTTCACCGGAAGAGGTCATATTCATGGTGTACATGGCGGAACGCACGCGTCTGCGGGAGAAGGGATATGATACTTTGCGTAGCAAACGATATCATATGGAGAGTATGGAGATCGGTTCGCGCCTTTTTGATAAATGCGTGAAGAAGGCAACATGCATGGGGTTGCTTAAACGGGTTCCGCTTGGCGGAATGTATGACTATCTCTGGGATATGTGCGCTTATGACAGACTCGTGAAAATACTGGCGGAACTGAAAACATCCTTTTGTACCAAGGCATTCTGCCGGCAGGTGTTTGATGTGGAAAAAAGAACTGTGATGTCCGTCTCTGACAAGGAGGTTTACCGCTGGAAGGAGAACGGACAAAAGCACGGAACATGTCCGCCCTGAAAAGAGGCACATGGAAGAATAACAGACGGTATCATTGCATTGCCGTCTGTTTTTTTATGTCCGTATCCATATGCGACAAACAACAGATGTCAATTTGAAACAAAATATGGCGCCAGGGAGAGAAGCCCCGGACGCCCCGTTTTTTTACCTTGAAGATGATACAAATGTACCGGATGACTGAGACGAGGGGTGTTACAAATGTAGCAACAATACTATAAGCAGTATTATACAAGAAGAAGATGGTAGATGTACTTTTTTCTTTGGAGCAAAGAAAAAAGATACCAAAAAAGAAACAAATGGATGTCAGACGGCATCGCCGTCTGTTTTTGTTTTTATAAGGGAAAGAACCAAAAAAAGAAAGGGCTGCTCCCCCTTCAGATTCCTAAAGGAGAGAACGATAAAATAATATTCTACCCCTGCTGTCGTGCTTATCGCCTGACATCCTTGCCCCGGTTCAGCTTGACGATAGAACGTACACAGTCACGCACTAGTTCGGCATCCTTACGTTCCCTGAAATAGTTGCCGCATTCCAGGCGCTTTCTGTCTGACGGCCGGCTGCTGTCCCTGCATTCACAAATTTCCAGGACATCATTCAGGTAATAGTATTTCCCGCCACGGTTAATACGTATTTCCAGCGGTTCAAGGCGTTTCAGCCGTCCGTTCCACACAATCCCTTCCCGGTGCAGCGCATCGGCAAACCGGCTGCGGGCACTGGTTCCTATCGGGGTAATCTGCCAATTCTCCGCAACGCCGATTTCCTCATGCAGCGAATGACGCAGGGTGCCGTCCTCCTCCATCAGGCAATACAGCACAAGATTTCCTTTCCTGTCGATCTCCTTGAACGCCCCCAATATGACATGCCCATCCAAAAGACTCACTTTCACCTGCTGCCCGTCCTTGGGTATGTACATGGATTCCGACAATGCGCCTTTGCGCCTGTCCCATACCAGATGCCGTTTGTTCAACAGACGCTGTACCGCAATCTTCTGTTCCATATCCGCTTCCCGGCAATCTTTCAGGGGCATTACGACATCGTCCGTAAGAAGCTGTCTGTCCGCTGTCACCCTGACCGGGACTGAAATACACTCGCCGGAAACATCCCCCACAAGCCCCGTCTCCAATGTTGCCTCATTGAACACGACCACCCCCTTGCTTATGCAGAGTTTGCCCGGAATATTCCTGATATCCTTTCTACGATATGGTTTCATTATTCATCCTTTTCTTCGCTTCCTTCCTGTAACATTCAAAAGCCATATTTTATACATAAGAGAAAAATTATGGCAAATATACACAGATCCATCAAAAAAGACAGGCGTTTAAATACCAATTATCAAGATTCTTATACAAAAACACAAAAAACATACAAAAAAGTCAAAACTCATACACATGCATTACTGTATATATTCTATATGGTTAATAAATAGGCTGTTACATTGTAATCCTTACCGATGGGAATCCCATTTTAACATGCTGTTTTACAGGATTCAACAAGCCGTTTCTTATCGGTACAATTAAGAATATACACCAAGAGCCGGAGTACTTTGGCACTATATATTTATGCCTCCATTTCCGATATTCCCCAAAACCGGCCTTACCCGCAAGAAACGAAAGTCTTCTGAAAGTCTGTATATCCATGAAAACCGGAAGTATTTGTATCTGTGGCTTGGCATGTCTTATAAATACCTGAATAACAGTTATGGTTGTATTTAAATCCGCTGCAAGTCCATGTCCCGTTACTATATATTTTTTGACGTCTACTTACAATTTTATGACATGGCCCCATATTGGGTCGTTTTAGAAAACGGGATTTGGAAAAATGCCCCGAGGATAGAAATCGAATCCGCACCTTGGAGTACACCCACCCGTTTCTTTTTAAAATTGTTACTATGCTGATTTATAATAAGTTATTTGTTTTACTTTTATATAAAGTAAGCCTAAAAACGTCTTTTTTATTATCTTTACTTACAAATTGAAAGCGAAAAAAACTTTTCAGTCCTATTTTATCCGTTTTAAGTAGATAATAGTCTGATAATCAATAAACAAAACAAATTTTGATTTTATACATACATTGAAACGGGGCTTTTTTGATTTTTGCAAAGGAAAAATTTTTTTTTAAAGAAAATCACTTTTTCTATTTGATTGATATTCAATTACTTATAAACCTTCCTCGCGTGCGTGCGTTCCATATTCGCAAAAGGGTTGTTTTTGAAACAATCAAAAAAAAATTTCTCAAAAAGTTTTGGAGATTGAAAAAACGGTTTTATAATAGTCATGTACTCGAAAGCCAAACAAACGGCAAACAAGTACGGAGAAAAACGAATAAAAAAATAGATAGTAAAAAAAAAGATTTAAGAAACAGACAGACCAAACCGCCAAGAGCGAGAAACAAAAAGCCTTTTTTGTGGGAAACCTATTTTTGAGGCTTGGAAAATCAAAAATTCGCTTGTTCGCTTTGGAGCGATTAAATAGGGTGTTAAATAACCACACCGAGCAAGACTACAAACCAATGTAGCAAGTTGGAACGGCTAAAAACGTGTTTTTAGACCGCATACACAAAGCACGCAAATTTGGGAGTGCAAGTTGTATGAAAAAGGACGTGTAAGAATAATGCCATAATTGCGCCCAGTGCGCTCGGAATAAAATGCACGGTAACGGTAAAAACTATCCGTATAGGGGACGCCGGTAAATGTATATGCCAATGCTATGCGCAATACCCGGCTCGGCAAAACGCCTAAATGCCTCACCTTAAAGTTATCTGCCGGATTGGAAAAGATCCGGGACGTGCCAAAGAAACGTCTTGTCGAAATTGGAGTAAGCGAGCGTTTGCCATGATGCGAAGTTACAGGTATTTGTCATTTAACATTGCAAATATAGTATTTTTTTGCGAGCAAACTATAGGGCACGTTAAGAAAGTTGCGGAAATGAATTAAAACCCGCGCATGTAGGGTGAAATACATGGGCGGGTTATGGGCACGTGGCAATGGCTGCCACATTTCGCAGCAATGTGAGATTTCCGGTTCGATTCCGGAAGTGCCCGCAATACGCACTTTTGCGTAGTAACTAATACTTTATCATTATGGCAACAAGCAGATTAAATTCAGAAGAGTTTGTAAATTTGGTGAACGGGTTGAAAGGCGTGATCCTTGTGTACAAAAGTACAGACCGTGACGGCAATGAAAAAGAAACCGCCCAACAGTTCTTCGGTGCGGATTATGAACCGAAAGACAAGACGCAGGATGAAATTTTCCGTGTGTGGAAAAATGTGGTGATGACTTTCTGGGCTGTCAAAGCCGAAGAAATCAAATTGCGTGAGGCGAACGACGGCATCCGCTCGAAACTCCGTGCCACAACTCCGTGTGCCGTCATCTTCCGCACCGAAAAGGGTGAAACGGTGAAACGCTTCGAGTTGGAAGAGTCCGTATGGGCAAAAATCGGTCTTGTACCGACCAAAAAGGACTTTGAACGCACGGCACGTGACTACAAGAAAGCTATCCATGCCGCCGCAAAAGCGTCCTTTGATGCGCTTGGTTTCCGTGTGGCGCTGCCAAGAGAAGCGGAACAACCGGTACCACAACCTGCCGAAGTCCCGGCAGCAGTGACCGTAGAAACGACTGCCGGAACCGTGGCGGAACAGGCGGGCGCCAAAAGCAAGGGCAAAGGCAGAAACGCAGGCAGAAACAAAGCAACCGAACAACCGGCTGCCGGACAGTCCCAAGAACAGCCTGCTGAAGTAACCGCTGAAACAACCGCCGGAGCTGTTTCCGAACAGGCGGCAGGACAACAACCTGCCACTGATATGAAAACTGCCGCCTGATTCATTGGAATTTCCGGTGAATTGCAGGTAACATGCCCGCATTGTATGGCAGTGTGCCGACTTTGCGGGCTTTTTCCGTCCAACTGTCTACATATCACTGTATGCCAATGGTATATCCTGCAACAAAGTGGTTTGTGAGAGTAAAGATGTTGCTATTTGCCGTATCACCGCCATTGTTATACAGCGTGGCACATCCGGACAAACACTTGCGGTCAAAATGCCGCCATCAGCATAACTCCCGTTTTACAGGAAGATGCCGGATTAAATTCACGGGTGCTTCAGGTCTTGGCTGAAAACGGGTTCGATTCCCGTACACCCACACTTCCAATTTAACTTCCACAATTTACTTCTTTGCGTCGTGAGATGCCGTTCCCACCCCCGACATAACACGGTTGACGTAGTGCAGCAGGGCTGCCTTCAAATCACCCTTCACTGGGTGAGCTACGTCCCGCTGTTATCCCCAGTTTGGAACGTGAGGTAAAAGGAAACACCGGAAACAGATAACTTATAATATATTTCAACATGGTAGAGATATTCTCCACAGACCGTACCATGAGTCTGGGCTGCTTTGTAAATTTCAAGGCTGCCAAAGGTACACTCAGCGGGCTTGCCGATGCCGGGATACTCAGCGAAAAACCGGCTGTCATGGTGTGCAGCTACAAGAATGACGAACCGCAACAGGAATATGTCGCAACTTATTCCGGCGGGAAATGGCATACGCCACGGATACCCAAAGTTCCCCATGCCGTCGAAAACAGGACAAAAAGACGCCACAGGAAACGTTTGCGCAAAGAATACCCGACTCCGGAACACTGCTTCCGTGAAGGGTTTCCTGACTGGATGAACAGGTCATACCCGGTGCCATATGCCGACAATCTCAGAAGTTGCAACCGGAAATGCCGGATACATGCGGTATAATGCAATAATCAAAACAAGACATAATCACATGAGAACATTAGCAGATGTAAAAAGAAAAATGGAACTCGGTTCCAACTGGCACTGCGTCAGGCTGTCCGGAGGCAACGAGGATATGGGCGTACGTGAGGTCGGCAAAGTACAGGGCAATGCCGTGGCTTTCCTCAGCGGTGGGAAACTCTCGTGGCTCTGGTGGCCAAAAGCAAAGGACGTGCAGGTACAAGGCAACTCGTTTACCATATTCCGAAACGGGAAGCCGGCACTTCGGTACACCCTTGTGGAACAGGCGCCACAGACAGTCAGTACAAAATAATATGAATTAATAACAACCATGGGGGCGGAATGCCCCTATGCTTTTACAAACAGGAGAAAAAAAGAATGGCAAAAATAACGGAAAAACAAACAGGAGAACCATGGGAACAAACAACTTATCCACCCACCGGCGTGGTGTAATCCTGCGCGGTATCTGCGGCGGAGCCGCATTGAAAGACAAGTCACCGCAGATTTCAGAAGACAATACCGTCATAACCTGTGGTGCGGAACTCAGTATCTGGGATATCTGTGCCATATCGAGCGATGCCGAAGCCTTTGGGCTGCAGGTCAAGTTCGGTTATGACGGACATACAAGAATCACTTTCACCCCTAAAGAACAACCGGAATGAAATCATATTACTACATGGACTGCCTGCACCGTGAAATCTTCCTTGAAGAGGAGGATATTCAGGCCGTGCCAGAATCAGGCAGGGCAGACGAAGTCTGTTCCGCCATTGCCGGGAAGCCGTATGTCGTGGAGCAGTTCATGGCGGACTCTTTCCGGACCCTCAAAGACGCGGTCAGCCGCCTGTGTGATTCCCCCGATGTTAAAAGCCGCCACGACGCTCTGATGTATATTGTGTGGACGGCGGCACTGGACATCAGGGAACGGAGGACCCTGCGCCATGGCGAAGCCGCCGTCAAGGTAACCCGTGAAGACGGTTTCGTGTGGCTGCTTGTACCGGCGGAAAATGCCCGGAAGCTATGGGAGGCGGATGTCTTTGCCCTGTACAGGCTTTATGCCGATGATTCGGAATCCCTGATCGAAAGCGAGGCGGATTTGGAATCGACCATCGAGGGCGGATACCAGATAGGTATCGAGGTGGGGCTCGCCTCCGTAATGGGCCATGCTGCTCGGATAAAGCAACAATAAAAATCGGAAACAATCAAATAATCAAGAAGAAAGGTATGGAAACAACATTATTGACAAAGGAAAATGCCCACCGTGTGACCATGGTGCGGCGTGTGGATGCCTCGGAAAGCGAGCCGGTGGCGTTTCTTTTCAGGGGAAAGAGACACGGGTATTGCAGCTATTCCCACCTTGTCGGGAATCCGGGTGGGGAAGAAATCCTCGCCCCGGCGAATTTCAAGGACTGGGAGGTTGTGGAAGTGGCGCATCCGGGTTATTTGGAAGACTACTTCCGCCGGGCGTGCGACTCCTATAACCTCACCTCGTTCTCACCCGAAGAGCGGGGTGAAACGGACATCGCCTCGCACGAAAAGGAACTGCACGAGGATTTGCAGTCTATGCCCGAACAGCAGCGGGAACGTTACATGGAAAACTACAAACGCTATTTCTCGGCAATGATTGCCGCCAACAGCCGCTGTGCCAGCGCGATGATCACGGGACCTGGGAGATTTAACACCGCCCGTAACGAAAAGGCCTGCAACAGCCACAACAAGAGCGTTACGGCATTCAGAGAGTGGCGCGAACGTGCCCTCGAAGCCGCCAAGCCCGAAGAACAGCGTGCCGAAGAGGAATGGCAGAGGGTCAAAGCTGACATCGACGACACGGCCGCCACCATCCGTGGCATTGATACGGGCACATTACGCGGTTATAGCCGCTCCCTTTTCGTCGGCAATCTTGCCGGACGGCTCTCCACATATGCCAACCATGGCAATGTCGAAATAATCGACCGTGCCGTCGCCCGCCTCCGCGAGTGGAACGGCAAGGGCGGGAAACCCGTTGTCACGGAGCGTCATTCCATCTTCAAATACCCCGAGATTGCCCGCAAGGTGCGGGAGAAACAGCAGGAACAGGCCGGCCGTGAGAACCGTGAAATACCGTTTGACGGCGGCAGACTGGTATGGAATTACGGGGAGAACCGACTGCAGATACTTTTCGACGGGAAACCGGACGAACAGACCCGGACACTGTTGAAAAAGACCGCATTCAAATGGGCGCCGAGCCACCAGGCATGGCAGCGGCAACTGACACTGGCGGCAGAATCCGCCGCACGGCACGTATTGCGTATCGACTTCTAACATACCGGCATCATGAAATACATCATAGATTCACGTTATTTCGACGGGACATGCCTCACGTCGATGTCGGATGACATGCACAGCGACTACGGCGGCGAGACGCTGGAAGCACTGCGCGAAAGGGAGAAGAACCCGCACCTGACCGCCGTATCACCGGGACGCATGACACAGCTTGTGAAACGTTATACCCGGGCACTATGCAAGCCCTTCCGTGAAATTACGGAGGAACGCTACTACGACCTGTCGGAATGCTTGCCCCCGGCGCGTATGGGTAGCGGATGGTTCTTTGTCGGGGAACCTTACTATGGTGACCTATATCCGTTCTGCTTCCGCTCGCAGGAGCGGTTCTTCATGGCGGAACGTTCCATACGTCTTTCCGACGGGAAACTCTCCCGCCAGATCAGGGAACATGCGGAGAGGCTGAACCGCCGTCCCACTCTCGTCAAGGGCACGCCGGAGGTGCGCTACATGGCATGGTATCGGTCGGACGTGGCCTATATCCCGTACTCGTTCATACTGGACGGGAAAAAGCGGTTCTTCCGGAATCTCGCCACACGGACGGGGGTTGAATTCTACGATCGCAGTAATCGGAATGAACTGGCGGCATTGCTGCGGAACCTGCGCGGGAACGATTATGAATACTGCACTTTCTACTCCCAAAAGAAGGACCTCTTCGAGTTCTTCGACTGGCTGCGGCAGAACAAATACACGCTGGAAGTCCAGGGCGACTTGTTCGACTTCGCTCCGGACCGTTCCTATGTGGACTTTCACGGCAACGTGCGTGAGTATTCGGCCGTGTTCCATTACCGCGTCTATTCACGCGAGCTTTTTGGCCATATCATTAACCAACTGCGCACCGTGAAACGATTTCACGCATGGTGCAGGGAAAAGCAGGGAGGATAACCATGGATACGCTCGACAAACTGTGCATCATCGAAAGTGATGCCGTGCCCAAGGATGATGCAAAGATAGAAAACCTCACTACTTCCATCAAGATCACCCACTCCTGCGGTTGCGTGATGGTGGAACATTTTGCCTGTGGAAATCCTACGACGGTACGTAAGGAGGAAAGCCCGGAAAAATACAAACGGCTCCTTGCTGAAAGAAAATATCATGTCGAACTCTGTAAAGAACATAATCCTGAACGACAATGACACAAATCATCAGAACAGACGGGACACGCCAGGAAATATGTCCCGCAAACGGCACCGACTTCACGTTGAAGGAGATGCAAGCGATAGTCGGCGGAAATATCGAACTGGTAGAACTGGACGAAAAGACGACGATGGTCGTGAACGAGGAAGGGAAACTTTTGGGCATGCCCTACAATGCCGGGGCGGACAGGGAATTCCATTCCCGTTTTCCTTCTTCAAAAGACTTTATCGTCGGCAATGTACTCATATGCAACAACAATCAAATCAGATAAAAATTATGGATAAAGAAAAAGCAAAAGTGCTCAGCGAAATCCTCGCGCGCTACAAAGAATTACAAGAGAATGACAGTGTAAACCTGATCGAATTTCATACCACTGACGGGCAGAGACACGGTATCGGCAACCCGGAAGCCATCAAGCTGTTGCTTTCGGTGGCGGTCATCGAACTGGAACGCCAGCTCTGGGCCGCACAGTTCGGTGATATTCCGGAAAGCCTGGAGAACAGCCGCGAGTACAAGGCGGCCAAACAGCTGGAATACGCCATGAACGATTTGGGATTCAAGTCCGAACGTTTCGCCCAGGCTCTTCCTTATTTCCACAAGACACTGGAACAGACATTCTTCCGAACTGTAAAAGCCGGAATTCTCGCCATGGCGGAGCGTGACCCGCGCCGTATCGACGGGCGCAATGAGGCTTCTTACGAAATGTGCCGGATGCTGGCCCCCATGTTACAGGATACCGGACTTCCATTCATCTAAAAGGGCATGTTCATAGACGAGAGGACACAGAACCGGATTCATGCCATCCCCGGCGAGAGCATTTCCCATAGCACGATGCGTGCGCAAGACCTGATCCCGGTGTTCATGGATGTTATCCGTGACACACCGGAGTACGTGCAGATGATGAATGCCGTCCCCGCCCATGTCATGGAAGACAAGGATGCTGAATGGTGGAACAGCGATGACGCAGCCGGATTGCTGGAATCGCTGTTCGACACGCTTGACAGCTGCTCCCCGGAGGATTACTATTTCGGTGCCCACCCCGGTAACGGCTCCGATTACGGATTTTGGAAAATGGACAAATGAATGCCGGAACATGATACGGATTAAAAAAGACAAATGGCATGGCATCCTCAAAGACGGGGTTTGTATCGGGCAAATCTATCTTGCCCGTGCCGAAAGCAGGAAATTGAGATACTGGGCAATCTCTTGCGTGAGTGGAATCGGTTTCAACACTTTCAATGAAGCCCGCAGTTATGCCAAGAATTTCCTTTAATAAAAGAACCGCATGATAAATTGGATACAACAGATGCTTTTGCGCCGCAAAAAGACGGACAAAGGCAGAATGACACTCAGGAAGGTGCAGGAAGAGTATGGCGAGAACGACGTATGCATGGGAGAACTCCTTGATGCCCTTCCTGCCGACGGACTTTCCATAGAGGAAGCGTTCGGGCTGGCTGTCGCCGCCAAGAAATGGGCGGACGGAGACCGTTTCTACCGGAGTATCAACGATGGGGAACCGGAAGAATTGTAAACAACAACAGAATAATGAAAACAAGGAAAAATGGACAGATATGATTTCATAAGATTCGGGGAACAGGTACGCTGGTACAACGAAAGCGAGGACCTGATGGAAACCATGCAGGTGTGCTGCCCCGTATATCCTCCCGTGCAGGGCGACACAAGGGTACAGCTGGTATCCGCCGGAATAGAGGCGCTGCAATCGGGATACGGGTCGGAAAAGACGGTCAGGGCCTCGCAGCTCGTGCCCTTCATAAGCCACTTCGGCAGGGGATACTGGGAGGCCCTCACACAGGCGGCGGACAACGGGGCAGGCACGGACCTGCTCGAAGCGATGATCAGAAACGGCTCTCTGGGCCTGGGGGAACAGATATGCCTGCTTTGTGGCAAGGCGTCGGCAAGCGTGCACGCTGCATTCTGCAGGGTATATCCCGAAGAGGGAAGCCTGCTCGACGTCATCGAGTGGCAGGGAAAGGAGTACCCCATAAGGAAGCTGACACTGTTCCGGGGGACGGAACAGGAAATGGAAACAACCGTATCGGTCACCGCGTTGCAGAAGAAGCTCATCGGACGCAGGAGCGGCGCACCCGTTTCAAAAGCCGCGGAAAGGATCGACGAAGGTATTTATTATTACTGTGAACAGGAAAAGGAGTTTCTCCTCCCGCAAGAAGGCCTCACCGCATTTGTAGAAAGGGGATGAAACTGGGAAATGATACGATATACACAGATAAAGACAATTGAAAATGAAAAAAGAACCGAGTAAAACGCAAGAAAACGGCATATCGGATACCGGCATTCCCATGCCGGACGACATCCTGCTGAGACTTGTCAAGGAAAAAGATGCCGGCAAAGAATATATGGCCGCTATCCGTGAAAAACTTATGCGCCTGCTCAAGGAATACCTTGGGCAAAAATACGGGCGGAAAGTCCGCTTCATCCTTCCGACGGGTGATCCGGCCGGTGACCTGCTGGACGGGAAGGGATTCTATCCCTGCTTGGTGACCATATACGACAAGTACGGTTTTGCAGCCTGCAGCAGTGCCGTATCGGTAGAGCTGACTGCGGAAGGAAAAATCCTCATCCCTACCGACGAGGCCGGAAAAATCCACGACGCGGAAGAGTACCTCTCAAATGACGACCTGCTGTCCTTGTGCGGAACGGTAGAAGAATACGAACGGCTGTTGCCTGAAATCCGCAAGGAACTGGCAGAAAACAGGAACTGGAAAGAATTTGCCCGAAGAGTGCTGGAGGAAGAATTCCCGCAGGCAAAAGCTGGGGTACGGGAGGAGTTTATCCGGGACTGCTGGGAGAACCTGCAGACAGAAAGTTATAACCTCCAACGCTTTGAACGGTATTGTCAGGAAAAATAATAAAAAACAGACGAACCATGTCAGACAAGATATTACAAATGTTCTTCGACATCGGCCGGTGGAAAAAGGCCATTGAGAAAGGAGTGCTGAAAGACATCCGGAAAGACCTGCTTATCCGGCTGACCGACGAGCATACCCGTATGGCCATGGCCGATGCCATGATACAGGGGAAGTACGAAATCGCTCCCCCGCATACCGCGCAGATACCGAAGGAAAACGGCGAGTTCCGTACGGTATACATCAACGAGCCCGTTGACCGGGTAGTGCTGGGCATCGCCAACGACCTGCTCTTTGAGCTCATGCCGGAAATGGTACACCCCTCGTGCAAGTCCTACCAGAGCGGTATCGGCTGTGGCAGCGTAGTCACCGAGGCCAGCCGCCGGATAGCGGAAACGAGAGGCGGCGGCATTCTGGGCTGGAAGTCGGATCTGAGCAAATATTTCGATAGTGTGCCGATACGGTACATTGACGAGGCGTTCGACAAGGTCGAGGCCAGACACGGACGCTCCTCCTTAATTGACGTGCTCAGGAAGTACTACCACAACGATCTTTACTTCGATGAAGACAACCGCCTTCAAGCCAAGTACCAGTCCCTCAAGCAGGGATGTGCCGTGGCAAGCTGGCTGGCCGACGTGCTGCTCCACGATCTTGACGGGGAACTGTCAGGAATGACGGGCTACTACATCCGATACTCGGACGACATGCTGTTCATCGGGAAAGACTACGGGAAAGCAATGCAAGTGCTGGAACAAAAGCTCGGTGAGAAAAGCATGAAACTCAACCCGAAGAAGGTGGAATACCTGATGTCCGACCGCTGGTTCAAGTTTCTCGGGTTCAGCATCAAGGGGGACATGATCTCCCCTTCGGCAAGCCGTATCAAGACCTTCCAGAAAGAGATTGAACTTCGCACGGTCCGTAATCCCCGCACGACCCTGGCAAAAGCGGTAAATGCCGTCAACCGCTACCTGTATAAGGGCAACGGTGAGTTCAGCTGGGCGACCCAGGTGCTTCCGGTATGCAATGTCCGCAGGGACCTTGACGAACTGAACAAGTTCGTGATGGACTGCCTCCGGGCCGTAAGTACGGGCAAGCGGAAGGTAGGCGGCCTGGGATATGTCAGTACCGGGCAGGACGGCTGCATTGTCCGGGGCAAAGGGCGCAACGTGAAGGCGAACCGGGGCAAGACCCCGGGAATCATTCCGGGCTACCTGACCATAGGATGCATGCGCGGCGCCTTATTGACGAGCCGGGCGGTGTACAATACGCTGGTAGCATCGTTATAGGGCATGCCGGGCACACGGCAGAACGGGTGAACGGGCAGGTTATTCAACGTTACAGGCTTATAACCAGAATCCATATAGGAATTAACCGGTCTAACAGCCGGTTAATCCCACCTTGATTCTGGCTGCGCCTGTAATGTATCGGGAAATTAGAGTCATGTGCCGTCTGTCCCGCACCCGTTACCGGAGCACACCGGGAAAGTTCAAGGAATAGGTTTGGGCATCCCGCGTACCGACGTCTTCTTTCCGAGTCTGAAGGCGGCTGACCGTCGCCTTCGGACTCCGCAGAAGACCCATACGCGGGATACATCAGAAGCGTAAAGCCATGTGCCGGTATTATGAGAACTTTCAGTCTTTTCCAGCACGGGAACGTGCGGTTCGGGGGAATGGATTCAGCCTGCTGTCCCCGATAAGCCCGTATCGCGCCGTCGTATCCCTAACGTTATACGACGGCGCCATTCCGGCTTCCGCCACAGCAGACATCGGACCTGTAAAGGAACGTGCCGGCATTCCGGGAACCGCAAAAAAACAGCACAGGACAAAGGGGCAAGGCCGGGATTTCAACAGAGCCGCGATTTACACGGCTGGAACCTTTGTCATCTCCTGCTAACACGACAGATGACACAGGGTCCAGCTGTACTCGCAGCCCGTATCAGGTTTTTAAAGGGATGTGCCGTCCGGATGAGCCCCCCTGAACAGAAGGTAACGCGACCGCATATGCACGAGGAACCCAAATTCAAGATACAGTATTCAAGCTTGGTCCTGAGCCAGGCTACTACCTGGTTCAGGACCGAAGTCATACTGTATTTATCAGGACTATAAAGATACGCGTCAGGGGTTTGAGTGCCATTAATTGTAAACAGGTGAGAAAATGGAAGATATTTACCGAGAAACCGTCACCGCCATAGAGAACGGCGCAAATTTCCGGATTGATTTCCGGTCCAGAAGTTTAAAAGTAAACGGGAGACACATGATACGGAACGGCAGGCATGATGGCGCTCCGTGGTTGCCGGAGTACGGCTGCGGGGATTTTTTCACGGATGTGGAGGAGCTGTACCGCCGCTATAAACATTCGATACCATCGGAGCGCAGCCAGAGCAAGTCCCGCCGGTATTTCATGGCATTGCCCGAAAGTGACCTCGAGGACGGGGACATGCTATACGGGCAGTACCGGGATATCGCCCAATTCGAGCTGGAGTTCTATATCCTCTGCCGGATTATGGGCGGGTTCACATGGAATCCCGAAACGATGGGCAGATGGTTCTGGCAAAGCGAAAAAGACAAGGACCTGGTGATACTCAGAGAATGGGTGGAACCCGGAAGTAATCAACTATTAACAAATTCACAATGAGCAGAAAGAAACAAGAGACAAAAGTCCTGTGCCCCGGATGCGGCACGGAATTCGCCATCGCGGACAAGGAATTTACCGCTACGGGCACTGTCATCGGCAAGGGTTCGGATCTGGACACCGTCTATCCGGCGATGGCCGGTCATAATCCCCCCACCGGACTTCCCAAAGGGGCGCGGGAACGTATCGAGGCGCTCCGCGATGCCGGCGTGGACGTGAGCTGCCTGTTCGCCATGCAGGGAGCCGAGGGCGGCGAGTACGTCGCCTCCAACAAGGACGGGAAACTTACCATCCTAGAGGACAACGACCCGATATTCGGCAGCATCATGGCACAGGGTACCGTTCCCAACAACCGACTCTTCCGCCGGTGGGTCATGGCACAAATGTTCCATATGATGTCATACACGCATTACCGTGAAAAAGAGCCGGCAGGGGTGACCGAGATGATTCACCGGAAAGGCTATGATTACCAGTGGAAAATGCTCTTGAACGAGCTGCACGCCCAGATGAAGATGGAACACAAGGACATCACGGGTTTTGCCGAGAGAAACCGCTGGTTCAACCGTGACGTGGTTTTGGCCATCGCGAGCGACTATGTCAGCGCGCTGAAAAAACACGTGGGCAACCTGGAAACAAGAAAATGCAAGGGAGTTCCCTACAAGCGTGTACACGGCCGTAATATTTTCGTGGAGGACCTGCAATCCAAACTGTACTACCCGCTTTCCATCGCGATAACCCACATCAGGCACGCGCTGGACGCCACACAGCTTTACAACGCGGTCAGACAGTTCAATGACCGCCGTATCCGGCTGCCATGGAGCACTCCTCAAAGCAAGGCATGGATGGACGCTTATAAGGGCGCCGGGGCGTTCTTTACCATGCAGAACCTGATCCGTTTCCATGGCTGCACGGCCATTGATGACTCGGGGCGCAGGCTGGACAAGTACCAGTCACTGGCGTTCCTGTCAGCCAAGGCGGAAGAGTATAAAAACGGAGAAGGATGGCGGTTGCTGGCGGTCCTGAAAAAGATGCTGGCGGACAACAATATCAACATCAAAAAGAAGATGGCGGCATGGCGTAAGAAGTAGGCCGCCAACCCGGTCCGTCCGGTAGGCGGCACGGTGTGGCGGGTCAGAATAAACCAGTACTCCCTCCACTAAAATGATGCTCATCCCTGTTAACACAAGATGAGCATCTTTCAATGGAGGCATTACATCGAAAACGTAAAGAGATGCCCCCGTTTGACGACCACACCACTATTCTAATCAAAACGACATAATCCTTTATACGATGAGCAAGAAACAACTACGACGCAGGGCTTACCTGCTGTACCGGCTACGAAAACAGGGTATCCGATGCCTGACGCGCTGCCGGACCATCTTCTATCCTTACGGGGAAGATCCGAAATCAGTTCCGTACATCCGCAGCCTGATAAGCGAGTTCCATTTCCAGGTCCAGTTTGAAATACCCGCCTGACATGAAACCGGGAGACATTGCAACGCTGAAAGTGCCCTACAAGGGCTATCACCGTATAGAGCTGCTGGAACGGCTCCAATACACATGGCTGGTACGCATCTGCGAAAGCGGTAAGGAGATCGAGGTCTATGAAGACGAGTTCGAAACGGATTAAAGGAACGGAACAATGAAAGGCAAAGAACTGGAAGAACGCATACCGAACTTTATCGGCAATGCCGTCATTATCCTCACAGCCGCCCGTCTGGGCTGCGAGGTGGAGATGCTCGCCACCGCACAGGAGGTGTGGCGGACGAAACGCCTGCCCGAGCCGGTACTGCTGGGCATGTACGAAAAGGCCGCACGCAATGCCGTGTCGGCTGTCAGGAAGAGAGGCCTGGCGGAACAGGCGGACCGTCTCGGAGAGACATTTTACAGGACGGGGGAATTTCCCCCGGACGAAAAACGGAAAAACTAAAAAAGACACCAGCATGAGAACAAGAACCTTTCAGGAAATCTACGACTTCTGTCGTAGGGACAACACCTACCGGAGCTATTTCGAGGCATCGGACGAGTCCCGCATCACCGGGGCAAGGGCAAGAAAATACTATTACGGCGACATCCGCCGCGGCCAGTGCCGCGTAGGGACATTCATCTACTGCCAGTCAATGCGGCAGCTTGAAAGGTTCCTCGGGGGTGCAAGGCAGGACCACTACATCCATATTGACCCGCTGACCTGCCGGGAAGTGAGCCTCAAGGACGATATGTTCCCCCACCGGACCGCCTATATCGTGGTACACGTCAGGCGGCAGGGTGTGCAGTTCGAAATCGAGCATCCCCTGCACAAAGGATGGGTAGATTTCACGGCACGTTCCCACCGTCCCTTCACCAGGGAGGGGATCATAGCCGAGGCGAAGTCCTACATTGACAGGCATATCCTGCTGGCACCGGGCAGATACCGGGACTTGCAGCTGGAACATATGGTTTCCAGGGAACAGTTTCCCACATGGTACAGGCAGTATAAAAAGAGACTGCATGACCGGGCGGAAGCCGAACATCAGGACATGGTGGAGAGATACCGGTACAGGAATGACATCACCTATGGGGAAGCCCGTGACATGCTTGCGGCTTCAGGCATATTCTTCGACCTGAACTGCGACGAATTTGAGCGGGACGAGATTACGGAACAATTTGTACAACTCTGTAACAGGACTTGAAATGGAAACGGACATGGTTAGAAAATACACTGCGGACTATCTGCACAAGATAGACAGGTACAGGCAGCAACGGGATGAGCTGCAAGGAAGGATTGATGCGGCCCGCCGGAAAATTGCCTGGCATGAAAAGCGGATCATCAGGCTGTCAGAACAACAGAAACGTATCGGAAGGCCGTACTGGACGAAGGAAATCGTGGCTCCCCTCATGCGGGAAGTGGCACGCCTCACCCCGGAGGTGGCATGGAGTGCCGAAAACCTGTACACCCATGGGCTGAGAGCAGCATGTTCCGTTTACGGGAAAACACCAGACGGCGGGACCGTCGGCCTGACTTTCACGTTCGACGGCGGTGTCCTCAGTTATGACACCGGGGAAGTCACACGCCGCTTCGCTCCGGGTACGCTCGGTGAGATCAACGGCATGAACAATGTCTGCGCCCCCGTGGAGAGCGTGGACACACTGGTTGCAAAAGTAAATGGACAAAGAGTGGAACTTAAAAAACAAGCGGATGAACCTGTATAATCAAATCAAATATAACGGATACCACATCAACATCTACTATGATGACGATGCCGGAAGCCCGCGAAAAATGTTCGACAACCTCGGTACGCTCTACACGGCACACCGTCGCTACCGCCCGGAGAAGGAGTTCGATGAGCACTTTGATATCGACAAGGTTTTTGACGGGCGCATCGGAAATTTCCGGGGATCGTTCCTGAAGGAGTATATCGCCCTGCCGGTCTATCTCTACGAGCATAGCGGCACTACGGTATCCACCTCGCCGTTCAGCTGCCCGTGGGATTCCGGATTTTTCGGCATCATCGCGGTACCGTTGGACAAGGTGCGTCGGGAATACGGATGGAAGAACATCACCGTGGAACGCAGGAAGCGGATCGAGGAATACCTGCAAGGTGAAATCAAAACCCTTGACGACTACTACACCGGAGAGGTCTTCGGATATTGCATAACACCGGAGGATGACGACTCCAATGAACTGGACAGCTGTTGGGGATTCTACGGAACAGACAGTCTGAAAGAGATGGAAGCCGAATGCAGGCATATCATCGACGGACTGGACAAGGCAGCATAAAATAGAAAAAATGATTGATATGGAAGAAAAACAAGATTATAAGGAAATTAAGGTACGCCTGCATCATATAGATCGCGGAAACTGCACGGAAGTCTGGGAAGTACAGACGGAGGAAGGCAAGCCCGGGCGCTATCTGGGACGTGATGACGGTTATGGTCCGAAGGAGTGGTACACGCTCTGCGATGCCCCCTACGGATATTGCGAGAGGGACTGCCACGTAAGGACGGACCTCATCCTTGTCATATGTGACAAGGAATGGAACGAGGTACTGCGTGACGGAATGGACAGGGGACGCTTTCCCGAAAGTTTCCCTTCATTGGACGAGGCGTGCAACGAGGCATGGGACAAGGTCGTGAAAGGGCTTCCGCATGTCACACGCAAAGGCTTCGGGCAGTGGATTACCAAACAGTCATTCCTTCCGCTCAGCCAGACCGAGGAACTGAACTGGCGGGATTGCTACTGTGAGGAAGAGGTAAGCGAGATACTCTCGCGTTTTACATGGATCGGTGAAGAGTACGCAATCTTCAAGGTCACCCGTCGGCACACCAAGTGCGATGCACGGTGGTACGAGTATTACGCGGGAAAGACAAACCGGCAGGAACACGAAAGTTACGTCCGTTTTTTCGGATACGAGTTCCATGACCGACATATCAGCGACGTAATCGGAACACTCGGCAGGCGGTGTGACGACATCTTCCGTACTGTGGTGGAAACCCGCACGGACCACTACTACGGGCGCACGGTTTCCTTTTTCATGGATGAGATTATCGGTTACGACCTGTCCCATGAACAAGTCCGTGACGCCAAGGAATGCAGGTTACGAAAGGCACGGGAAGATTATGATGAGGCGCTCGCCTATTATCATTGACTGGAAAAGAATGAGAACGGTATCCCACAGAACAGGAAAACCAGTCACAATAACTAAAAATACAATTCAAAAGTATAACTACAATATAAAAAACATATATAATGAGAACATCATACGGACTTGAATTCAATACGGTAACAGAAATCAATCCTGAATGGAGCGATTATGACAAGACAATAGCGGAATGCCACCTGGCCAATACCGGTGTGGTCATCGTGGATACGGAGTACGGGCAACCGATAGACAACGAATATGACCTTGAAGAGATCTACCGCCTTCTCGAAAAGGAGAATAAAAAAAACGCCGCCAGGGTAATCCGGTCTCCCTTCCAGCTTCTTGACGAGCTGTGCCTGTTGGAACCCGGGAGCACCATCCACTGTACCTGTCTTCACGGGAAGGACATGGACAATCCCCTGACACTGAAGGAGAAGAACTGCCGCATCGGCGACTGTCCCACGTTCGTACTCGCACATAATGACGGGAGCACGGTCAGGGTTGACGGCGAGCAAATCATGGAAGGCAGCTGCCGTTTCGATCTTCCCGGATGGGAAACCCCTCCCGCCGGGCAACTGCGGTATGTAAACAGGACATACCTTGACGGCATTCCGGTACGGCTGGAAGTATTTTCCTACGATTCTCCCGGAAACCTCTACGTGGGACTTCTCTCACCGGAGAATGACAACGGGACATCATGGGGATCCTTCACCGACGTGACGGTAAACATGCGCCCCCTTCCCCCGTATTATGCCTTCGTCAAGGAGTACAGCGAGAACGAGGGAATGGGCGAGTTTCTCACCCGGAACGGCATCGCCTGCCGCTCCCATGTCATACCCGATATCCAGAACGGATTCGTCACGATGCACGCCTACCTGTTCGACAGGGAACGGCTCGCGCTGCTCGCGCCGGACACTTTTCCCGATTACGAGAAAAGCCTTGTGGGAGAATGATACCGACTACCATGGAAGTGACGCAGGAAAATAAAGGCATCAGGGTACGCCTGAGCCATATCAGACACGGGGAGTGCATGGAAGTCTGGCAACTGCAGACACCCAAAGGCGAACCAGGGCGCTACGTCTGCCGCGATACCTACGGTGAGAATTGCTGGTACTGGCTATGTGACGCCCCGTCCGGCTATTGCGAACGCGATTACGCGATCAATAACCACATCGCCATAACAGTGTGCGACCAAAGCTGGCGGGAAATCACGCGGGACGGCAATGACCGCAGACGTTACCCGAAAAGTTTCGCGACATTGGAAGACACCTGCACCGAAGAGTGGAGGAAGATTGCCGGCAACTATCCGGGCGTGACACGGAACGGTTTCAGGGAATGGATTCTCAAGCAATCGTTCCGCCCGCTCAACGGGACTGAAGAGGCCAACTGGCAATATTGCCGGCATGAAACGGTGGCAAGCGAGACTTTGGCACATTTTACATGGATCGGTGAGAAGTACGCCATCTGCCGGGTCACCCGGAAACATACCGAATGTGATGCCCGGTGGTACGAATATTACGCGAGGAAAGTACAGCGGATATATTACGGACACACCCATTTCTTCGGTTACGAGTACCATGACCGGCATATTAGCGACGTGCTCCGGACGCTCGGCAAACGGTGCGGGGACATCAGCAGCACCGTGGTGGAGACCCGCTACAGGGAGGACCACTCTGCCATATCCTACTTCATGGACGAGTTCATCGGTTACGACCTGTCCTATGAACAAGTCCGTGATGCCAAGGAATGCAGGTTGCGCAAGGCACGGGAAGACTACAACGGGGCGAACACCTACTATTACAAACTGAAAGAGAACGAGGTGAGTGTCAGAGGCATCGAGGCAATACTGCTTGCCATGAGAAAACAAATGCTAAAAGCGAAAAAACAATAAATATTGATATGGAAACAAGTAAAACTATTAAACCAGAAGAAAATGCCGAAGCATCCGAGATGCTCGGCTATATCATGGGGCAGCTGAAACACAACGGAGGTAAATGGGACCTGACCGATGATGCGGGCAAGCCCGTCATCTTTGATGCAGAAAAGAACGTGTATATTCCAGATATCATGCTTTCAAAAGACTGTACTCCGTGTGCGGTAATCCCGCTGGGATATTTCGAGGATGACACGATCCGTGCCATCGTGGAAATGATTTCCTTGTAATAATCCTCCAAATGAGATTCAAGGACAACGGACTGGCCAACCTTCACGACCGGAACCGTGAGGAAAGCGGTTTCTGCTGCATGCAACTGATCACATTCCTTACGGACAATGGAGTGAAAAGCTGGGATGAATGGCACCGGGCACATACCGACGCGGCCCGGGGCGAATGCAAATACCGGACACGATGCCCGGTTTACCGGCGCAGTAAAAACAAGACAGAATCAGACAAATAAATACTACAATGAATAAAATAAGGCCCGAACTGTTGGAGCGGATAAGAAAATCCAACGAGGAATATAAGAAGATTGAATCCCTGCTGACACCATTGGGATTCACGC